AAGAACTTCCCACGTCATGGTAAGATGAAAGGCATGGGTCAAATTGTTACCTGGTCTATCGTTGATGAAACTCAGCACTGCGAAGGAATGATAAAGCTATTCAGAACCTACATTCAAGAAAACCCAGAGATATGGAACGATGAACTTAAGGGACAGCTTTATACAATTGCTGAACGAATGGTTGAACTCGAAGACAAGTTTATTGATCTGGCATTTAGTATAGGTCACATGGAAAACTTAGATGCGGCTGATGTTAAGAAATATATTCGTTACATTACCGACCGTCGCCTTATTAGCCTTGGTCTTAAGGGTATTATGAAGGTCAAGAGAAACCCATTACCCTGGGTTGAAGAGATGATTAATGCTCCTACGCATACCAACTTCTTTGAGAATAGAGCTACTGATTACGCAAAAGCCGCTCACACCGGCTCATGGGATGATGTCTGGGGCAGGGCTGCTTGAAAGAAAAATACATTACAGCACACATGAAGACAGCTCAGGTTTATGCTGAGCTCTCTACCGCTGTGCGACTTCAAGTTGGTTGTGTCATTGTAAAAGATAATACTATTATTGGTATTGGTTACAATGGCATGCCCTCGGGGTGGGATAATGTATGTGAGACGGTTGGTCATAGAGACTTTACAGGTACGGTACTTATGAAGTCTAAGCCCGAAGTACTTCATGCGGAAACAAATGCGATTGCAAAAGTTTCTCGTTCATCTAATTCAACAGACAACGCTGACTTATTTGTAACACATGCACCGTGTCTTGAATGTGCAAAGTTAATATATCAATCAGGAATTAAATCAGTATTTTATCGGGATACATATCGTAGTGAAGATGGAATTCAATTCTTACAAAAATGTAACGTAGAGGTAAAACAAATTGGCAAATAACCATTATAACTGTACCAGTTGTGAAGCAGATTTTAAATTAAAACATTCTCTTGATGAGTCTTATTTTGAAGTAAATTTTTGCCCGTTCTGTGGTGGTGAAATTGATAACGAGGAAGAAGAAGAATCGGACGATTACGAATGACCGATTGGCTATACAATGGTGAACCTTATCATGAACCTGGAGAATATTATGGATTTGTCTACATTATCGAAAACTTGTTATCTGGTAGGAAGTACATCGGGAAAAAGTTTTTCTGGTCTATCAAACGAAAGCAAGTTAATAAGAAACGTAAATCATACAAAGTCGAATCAGACTGGAAGACGTATTGGTCGTCTTCTGATGAGCTCAAAACAGATATCGCAAACATCGGTGAGCACAATTTTAAGCGCACAATAATTCATCTGTGCCCATCTAAAGGCGTAACTAACTACTTGGAAGCCAAGGAGCAAATGTTACATGCTGTCCTTGAAGACAGTAACGCCTGGTATAATTCCTGGATTCAATGTAAAGTAAATAAATCACATCTTAGACCGTTACGTAACGCTTGACCGTAACTCGGATTTAGCATATAATAACGTATGTTAAGGAGATTATATGACTGATGATTTTGATGTTAAGTTTAGTTACTTTGATAAGATTAAAGACGATGCAAGCTTTAAGTCTATTTGGTCTATCTATGAAGTAAGTAATATGTACGATCTCTCTAATTTAGAGGCTGAAAATCTTGTATATAAAGATCACTGGGGACATGAGCGAGCCGTTTCTATTCCTCTACCAAGCGGTAACCTTAAGTGGTGGGACTTGTGGTATGCGGCAGATAAAGCTATAATTGAATCTGAAGATAAGCATCATGTCTTTATCGAAGACTTTCAAAAGTCTACTGATGGTAAGACATTATTTTTAAGAACTGGAAGTTAATTATGAGTCAAGTTGAAACTCGCGCCTACGAACCTACTTACTATTCCAATGCAAACGAAGACGAGCGAAAAGTATTTCGTGAATGGTTAGGGGGAGTGTTGCGCATGCATTATGTTAATATCCATTTTCGTAAGAAAGATGGGTCTATTCGAATTATGAACTGTACCTTGCAAGAAGGTAAGACGTTAGATTATGAAAAGAAAACCGATCGAGTTAAAACTGTGAGTGAAGATACTTGCCCAGTTTACGATATTGATAAGAAGGAATGGCGATCGTTCCGGTATGATGCTGTTACTGAGATTAGATTTAACCTAGGGGAAGGTCTATGAGTAGGGTTATTGTAACTGAACCTCATGGTATTACTCCGGAACTAACAAATTATAAGTCTGCTTTATCCCGTGCCTTTAATTTTTATAATCAAGATAAAGATAAGAAAGATGCCCGGTTATATTTAAAGACTTATATTAAGCATAAAGGTATGGCTGTCGATATTGATAGTGTATCTGATAGTAATATTATTCTTACGTATGGCTGGTTATCACGAATGGTGTTGAACGGTAATACGTTAATAGACCGTCATAATGAAGATTTAGATAGCTATATTACTAATCTTAGTACTACTAAGCAAGTTATTAAAGTGGTAGTAGATAAAACGCCTCGTCCCTCGGTGCGTGATTATATGCAAGATAAGATTGCAGAGGTGATCGGGGATCTTGAAGGTCATGTAGATGCCTTTCTTAAAGAAGATAAAGAATTTGATCTTTATAATTATCTCCAGGCTAACTCTATTCCTAAGCCTTACTGTAAGGATATTGACGAGTGGGCTCGTAAACGCGGTACAGAGTTTACCGAAGTTTATAAGACTACCGATAAAGACACCAAGGATGGGTATTCGAATATCAGTCGTCGTCAACAGGCCAATCTAGTTAAAATGTTTGGTGCGTTCATTGTTGACTTAGAGAAGTATACGCAGTTTAAGAAAGCTAATCGTAAACCTAGAGTAACTAAGGCTAAGCCCCCGGCTGTTCAAGTAGCTAGGATTAAGTTTAAGAAAGAAGATACTGAACTGGGTATTAAGTCAGTTAATCCTTCAGAGATGGTTGGAGCCTCCCAGGTATGGGTATATAATGTTAAGTATAAGAGATTGGCTGCCTATCGTTCAGACTCTGTACAAGGCATTCAGGTAAAAGGTTCTACCTTACAGAACTATGATCCGGATATGAGTGAGTGCCGTTCTATTCGTCGCCCGGAAGCGTTCCTTAAAGTATTACTAGATGCCAGTAAGGTGAAGTTGCGTAAGCTTCTCTCCGATCTCACAACCAAGGGGTACGATGTAACTGGTCGTATCAACGATGAATGTATTATTGTGAGAGTTATTAAATGATTGTTATCGACTATTCTCAGACTATTATCTCTAATTTAATGGCTGAGATTGGTAGTAGAACCGATGTTGAACTTGACGTAAATTTACTTCGTCATATGGTAATTAATACCATTCGAAGTCATAAGGTTAAGTTCGGTAAGGAGTACGGAGAAGTAGTTATTGCTTGTGATAGCCGTAAGTACTGGCGTAAGGAAGTGTTTCCCTATTACAAAGCTAATCGCAAGAAAGCCAGAGAAGATTCTGGCTTTAACTGGCCTTTAATTTTTGACTCTATTAATTTAATTAAAGAAGAATTAAAAGCTATCTTTCCGTATAGAGTTATTGAAATTGAAGGTGCAGAAGCTGATGATGTAATTGCCTCTTTAGTATACTGGTCGGTAGAGAACGATGTTAAGGAAGGTACGTTAGTATCTGAACCTAACCCATTCCTTATTATTTCTGGTGACCATGACTTTAATCAGTTACAGAAGTATAAGCATGTAAAACAGTTCTCTCCTACACTAAAGAAGTTTATTAAACCTGAAGCCAGTATTCATGAGATTTTAATGGAGCATATTGTTAAGGGTGATAAAGGTGACGGGGTACCTAATATCCTAACTGCTGATGATGCTATTGTAAGTGGAGAGAGACAGAAGTCTGTTACATCTAAACGACTTCAAGAATTTTTCGATAATGGTTTTATTGCGTGTAATACAGAAGAAGAAAGACGTAACTATCATCGTAATGCTACTTTAGTTGATCTATCTATGATTCCTAAACACATTCAAGAAGAGATTATAAATACCTTTACGACATATCCCGTTAAGGATAAAGGCCTGTTGCTTGACTATTTTATGACTAATAGAATGAAACAGATGATTGAACATATCCAGGAGTTTTAATGAACCTACTAGTATCCGAAATTTTAGATAAATTTGAAGTAGCTAAGACGCGAGAAGAAAAGATTGCTGTCCTAAAAGATAACGTAACTGATCCGTTGTTAGTTTTGCTTCGTCTTAACTACGATCATATGCTTAAGATGGATCTGCCTGAGGGAGAGCCTCCATTCAGGAAAGATACTGATAAGCCGATTGGATATAATGAATCCTCTCTTCAGTTAGAACTAAGACGATTTTATGTCTGGTTAGATCCCAGGACTACTTTACCTAAACTTAAAAAAGAATCTTTGTTTGTAAATATGCTTGAAGGTATTCATTGGACGGAGGCAGAAGCATTATGTCTAGCCAAAGACCGTAAGTTACAAACAAAGTATAAGTCTTTAAAAGAAGATATCGTAAGAGAAGCTTTTCCTCTGGCATTAACTCCTAAACCTGCTAAGGTGAAAGAAGAAAAGAAGGACGAATCAGTCCCTTTAGAATAAAATCTCTTTGGGTGTCGTTTCTTAAACGTTTCGAAAAGCCTAAACCGAGTCCATGGTCAGTAAGCGATGACTTACCTGAACCAGAGAGATTTTTTGATGTGAGACAGGTAAGGTTACGTCAGCCCCGTAAAGGTTGACTTATTCTCTAGTTATATTATAATATATTATGATCTATTCTAATACTAAATCTAAAGTTAAACCTAAGACTATGCCTAAAGCTGAGCGCGAGGCGTATGCTAAGTGGTGTGCGAAATATGATATTAAACCTGAGGGTAAGGTTAAGAAAAAACCTATTCCTAATATGATAAAATTACCTGGTACTGTTTATACTCCTTATATTCGCGAGACTATTCGTTATCCTAGTTTAGATACCGGGCATAAGGGTGCTGTTAATACCGGTAGAACTACTATGCGATATACTGGTGATAAGATGCTAGGTGTTGCTACGATGCATAAGTCTAATTTAGTTCCTGTTTTCAGTGACGATAATGCAGTTGAACTTTCGCAAATGAGAAGATAAAATGAGTACATTAGTATATAATGCAATACGTACCCCTGATGGTACGGTTCTTGAATCTAGGCATAGACATGACTATAATGTCTACGTAGATAAAAACGGTAAAGAGTATATGGTAGACGGGGGACTAGAGTATATCAGACGTAATGTTCACGCTGATGACCCGTACGAAGAATTAAGCGTTTATATAACAGACGGTCATGATAGAGTTCGTGAAGTAGTTAAATGGGGTACATACGGTAAAGATGGTAATCAACCGTTAATCTATATTTTACTAAAAGATATGAATACAGAACATATATGTGCATGTCTAGAGAATGTACCGTCAATGCACCCAGCATATAAAGAATCTTTTAAAGAAGAATTGAAACTAAGGAGTTTATAATGAGTTTGCCTTCTGACCCCGCCGCCCGTAAAGCTATTAAGAAATGTATGGATGAGTTATCTGCATCCATGGCACGTATTGATGGAGAACGAGATTTTATTAAAGAAGCTATTGTTAATATTTGTGAAGAATATGAAATGAGTAAAAAAACGTTTCGTAGACTTGCTAAGGTTTATCATAAGCAGAACTTCTCTAAGGAGGTCGCCGAGCATGAAGAATTTGAAACTATGTACGAGCAACTGACTGGTGAAACTAGTCTAGGTGATTTTAAATAAAATGCATACAGTTTATAACTTAGAGATGCAGGTACGAGATAAGATGAATCGTATTAAGAAGACATCTCACGTAGGCGTTTTTAAGACGTTAGAAGAAATAGAAGTTGCTAAGACTAAAATATTAATAGATAATCCTAGTATTACATTTGAGGTACATCCCTGTGAACATATTTTATTTGAGCAACAACCCGACTGAGTGCGCACAACAACACGTTGATAAGCATGTGGTTAAAATGATTCTAGAGTACGGGCAGTTAATGTCTACTGCTCATCGAGTGCTGGACGGGCAACCTTATTACGGTAAGACTAAAAACAATCGTAATATTCAAAGGTGGTTGCTACCGGATTCTAGAGAAGAGTTAGTATGGAAAGCATCTCATTTTAACCATCCTTCTGGTATTTGGGTAAGGCAATCAGCTGAACATTATAAATGGTTATATAGTTTGTGGTTAGAAATGCTTACAGAATATACGCATCGGTATGATAAGAAGCATTCGGCTGAAAGAATGAAAGATACCTTTAGTATGTTGCCTAAAAATATACCTTTTAAGGGTTGGTTAACTGACCCTACCCCAGCCATGCCAAATCAGTATAAAGTTAATACGTCTATCCAGAGCTATCGTAATTATTATATCGGTGATAAAAAATCATTTGCATCCTGGAAAAATCGAAATACCCCGGTTTGGTTTGTATAGATGAATATTATACCATTATTCTCCACGCCTTTATACGAGAACAGTTTAGATATCGATAGCGAGGTATTAGAATTTGTTAAGGGTATAGATTATGTACCCTGTAATCCGTCTGATATTTTAGAGGGGGTAATGTCAGTAAATAATTATATTTTGGAAGTACCTCAATTAAAAACTTTTAAAAACCAAATTGAACAGGTAGTTGATAATTTTTTAAAAGTAAATTTAAAATTTACTCAAATATATTTTAATATAACTACATCATGGGTAGTAAAGCATAACGAGAACCATCGCGGTAAATCCCATTTTCATAGAAATAGTTTATTTTCAGGTGTTGTATACTTACAGGTTAGTGATAATAGCGGTGATATTATTTTTTTAAATAGTAGTAAGAACCCTCTTTATCCTACTGAAATTGAATTACAAGCTACAGAATATAATGTCTTTAATGCTCTTTCCTGGGCTATAACACCTAAGCAGAATAGTATTTTAATATTTCCATCTCATGTAAAGCATAAGGTAACACCAAACAAATCTAATAAAGACCGTTATGTTATAGCTTTTAACATATTTCCTTCAGGTATTTTAGATAAAGGTAATATAGCGGAACTTCACCTGTTATAAATAAACATATGCCAACATATATATTTCGTAATAAAGATACTGAAGAGATTTTCGACAAGATTATGTCGTGGAACTCTCGTGAAGAGTATTTAAAAGAGAATCCTAATCTAGAGGTTATCATTGGTGCTCCTACCATGGGTGACGTAGTTAGACTAGGAATTAGAAAACCTGATCAAGGCTTTAATGAAGTTTTGTCTAAGATTCATGCCGCAAATTATAAAAGTAACTTGGCGGATAAATTATCCAGAAAATGATTCTGGGTATCTTTGTTATATAACTTAACGTAAAGGATTACAGGTAATACTGTAATCCTTTTTTATTTTCTTAAGGGGAAACATGTCTACTAAAAGAGCTGCGAAACTTCCTATTGTTCACGACACCGAGGAAAGACACACAAGTTCAAAAGTTCAACAAACAAATGCACTTAGGTTAAAAATAGATCACCTAAAATCATTTGAGCCATTAACAGATAATCAAGAATTATTTTACGACGCATATAAAAGAGGCGATTACTTCTTAGCACTTCACGGGGTTGCTGGTACAGGAAAAACATTCATCGCAGTATACAAGGCATTAGAAGAAGTATTAGATAAGACAAATCCTTTTAATAAAATTATTATAGTTCGTTCAGCAGTACAATCTAGGGAGATGGGTCACTTACCAGGAGACATTGACGAAAAGTTAGACATCTATCAACAACCATATCGTCAAATTTGCGCTACTTTGTTTGATAGAAAAGATGCATACGATAGGTTAGCCGAACAAGGTCATATTGAGTTTATATCAACATCCTTTATACGCGGTATGTCATTTGACGATGCAATTATTATTGTCGATGAGATGCAAAATATGAATTTTGAAGAGATTGATACTGTTATGACCCGGGTAGGTTATAGGTCAAAGATTATCTGGTGTGGAGACTATAGACAGACAGACCTAAATAAGAAGAAGACCGATGTGAGTGGTATTCTTAAGTTTTTTGATATTGCCTATCACATGGGTGCATTTACTAAAATAGAATTTGAAGCGGCTGATATTGTGAGAAGTTCTTTAGTTAAAGACTATATATTGGCTAAGATTAGATACGAAGACATGGAGAATTAAATGAGTTTTGATTTCGAATTTACTGAAAGTCATGTAAGAGAATTACTACCACGTGCATTAGGGGGACCTGATGACTGGTATGAAAGTATGTGTGAGGCTTTACCTCAGTACGGTATTACAACGGTACCAAGGGTTGCTTCTTTCATTGCGCAATGTGCACACGAGTCTGGGGGCTTCTCAATGCTTGAGGAAAACCTTAACTATAAAGCAGCTACATTGACAAGGATATGGCCTCAACGGTACCCGGCTGGAGTGGCGGAGCAATATGCAGGTAAGCCTGAACTTATTGCTAATAAATCATACGGCGGTAGAATGGGTAACGGGCCTGAGGCGTCTGGTGATGGTTGGAAGTTCAGAGGCCGCGGGCTCCTTCAATTGACCGGTAAAGATAACTACCGTAATTGTTCAAGGTTTATGTTCCAGGATGAAACGCTATTAGATAATCCTGATATTCTTTTAGATGCTTATTATGCTATTCACTCTGCCTGCTGGTTCTGGCATAAGAATAATCTTAACCAGTACGCCGATTCTGGCGACTTCGTTATGATGACTAAGAAGATTAACGGGGGTACTATTGGTTTAGAAGACCGTAAGAAACATTTCGCCCACGCAGTTGAAGTTTTATCCGGACACCATTAAAATAACGTATGTTTAATCATGTAAAGCTTGACCGTGAAGTCCCCAAACTACAACAACTGAACGAAAATGGTACTCGGTACTATGTTACCCCAGAAGGTAATAAGTACCCTTCTATCACCACCGTTCTGGCCGCATACAACATAGGTTATATTATGGAGTGGCGCAAGAGGGTGGGTGAAGAAGAGGCTAATAAGATATCACAAAAGGCATCTGGTCGTGGTACCCGTATTCATACTTTGTGTGAGCAGTATATTGATAATAAAGTACCTGCATTTAAGAGTCCTCTAGATCAAGAACTGTTTAATAAATTTAAACCTACGTTACATAGAATTAATAACGTATACGCTCAAGAGCTACGAATGTACTCTGATCATTTACGTATTGCTGGTACTGTGGATTGTGTAGCAGAATTTGATGGGGTCTTGTCAGTTATTGACTTTAAAACAGCTAAACGGCTTAAAAATAAAGAAGATATCGAGAATTATTTTATGCAATGCTCAGCCTACGCTATTATGTTTGAAGAGCAGTTTAATT